TTGTGTTGCTTCAGCTACAGATAAGTTATCTTCTTTATTAATATAACCAGATATTGGCATAATAGTTGGACTACATCTATAATCATCCCAATTTTCTTTTACATTATCAACCATTCCAAACAAAACTGGAATATATATTAATATAATTGTCCATATAGTTACAAATAAAAATAATAATATTTCTCCTAACATATTATAATCAATATTTATTCTTTTATTATATACTTCTTCTACTTCTTCTTCTTTTTCTACTCTTTCTTCTTCTTTTACCTCCATCAGTCATACTTTGAACTGAATTTGTTACTTGTGCTTGATTTACTTGTTTATACATTTCTTGAACTCCTGGAGAAACTACAGTATTTGGAGTATTATTTACAGCAACTGTATTTCCACCTAATAAATTTCTTCTTTTTTTTATACTTTTTCTTCTTTTTATACTTTTTCTTCTTCTACCACCTTTTGTTATTATTTTATTTGAGTTTATTGATGGTTGATTTGCAGATGCATTTGGAGGTGAACTTTGCATTTTTGCTATTACTGGATTAGTAATATTATTACTCATATATTAGTTAAATAATATAATTATTTATAATAATTATATTATGAATGAAAATGAAAAACTTCAATTACAAAAATTAATTAAAATGAATAATGTAGAAGATCAAACGCAACATATTAGAAATTTAAAACATAGTCAAATTATAAAAAAAGATATTGAAACATTATTACTATTAAAAGAAATATTTACAGATAAAGATGAACTAACAAATCAAGCTATAAACGAATGTAATTTTTTATTTACATATTATACTGATATTTATAATAGAATTAAAAATGATGAAATAGATATTTCTTTATTATTTACTTTTTTAGAAATATTATCTAAAATTGAAAATGAAGAATTAGATCAACATGAAGGTTCATTTATGATTGGTAAATTATTAAAAAAAATATATATTGATAGTGCTCTTAAAAAATCTGACAAATTAGATAAATTATATAATTCAGAAGTTAAAGAAACTAATATAACACCGATTAAAATTCAATGGAAGCAATGGAAAAATCAATATAGTTCATAATTGTGTTCAAATGCATTTTGACGATTAATATAATTAGTTGTTTCTGTATAACCTCCAATAAAATCATCATATCTAAATACAATTGGAAATGTTTTCCAATTTTTATTAGTAGTAGTTTTTACCCAATTTAAAAAATGATTTTTGTTATATTCATTATTTAAAATATTATCACAATTTTTTTCTGCAAATGTTTTACCTTCTTTTCTTAAAAATTCTTTTAATTTTACACAAAAAGAACATCCACTTTTTGTATAAATAATATATTCTGTTTCTTCTTGATTCATGAATATAATAGTATTTATAATAATTATTTATATATTAATTATTATATATAATTATGAGCTTATATAATCACATGAAATTATCAAAAACATTAGTTATAGTTGAATCACCTACTAAATGTAAAAAAATAGAAGAATATTTAGGATGTGGTTATAAAGTAGTTGCTACGTGTGGACATTTAAGAGAACTAACTTCTCTCTCTCAAATAAATATGGAAACATTTTATGTAACTTATTCTAATATTGAAAAAAAGAAACATCAAATACAAATGATTAGAAAAGAAATTATTTCTGCAGAAGAAGTTATTTTGGCTACAGATGATGACCGTGAAGGGGAAGCAATTGCTTGGCATATATGTGATTTATTTTCTCTCTCTTTAGAGGAAACAAAAAGAATAAAATTTAATGAAATTACTGAAAATGCTATTTTGAGGGCTATTCATAATCCTGAAAAAATAAATATGAATTTAGTTTTCTCTCAACAAGCAAGACAGATCATTGATTTAATGATTGGATATATGTTAAGTCCTTTTTTATGGGAAAAAATACCATATCATTCAAAACAAATTATTTCTGCTGGTCGTTGTCAAACACCAACTTTAAAATTAATATATGAAAATAAATTATTGAAAACTACACATAATCCTGAAAAAATGTTATATTCTATTCAAGCTAATTTTACAAATTTATTTACTTCATTTGAATTAAATAAACAATATAAAACAAAAGAAGAAGTTCTTACATTTTTAGAACAAAGTTATATTCATCAACATAATATTATAATTTCTAAAATTAATAAATTAGAAAGAAATCCACCCAATCCTTTTACTACTTCTCTCTTATTACAAAAAAGTAATTTTTCTTCTAAAGAAACAATGAAAATTTGTCAAAAATTATATGAACTAGGTTATATCACTTATTTAAGAACAGATTCTACAAGTTATAGTGAAGAATTTACAAATATTATAAAAAAATTTATTTTAAAAAAATATAATAATGAAAAATATATTGGGAGTGTTAAACCTGGAATATCAAAAGCTCATGAACCAATTAGACCAACTAATATATATTTAGAAAATTTACCTTCTTCTTTTGAATCAAAAGAGAGAAAAATATATAAAATTATTTGGGAAAATACATTGGAAAGTTGTATGAGTCCTTCTATTTATAACAATTTACATGTGAGTATTTCTGCACCATTTGATTTAAAGTATCAAAAAGTATTTAAAAATATATTATTTGATGGATGGGAGAAAGTAAAAGGATATGATTATTCTAAGGAATTAAAAGAATATAATTCTTTTTCTCTCTATAAAGAAGGAAAAATATTAAATTATAGAAATATTATTAGTAAATGTATTTTTACAGATATACATCCATATTATAATGAATCTTCTTTAATTTCACAATTAGAAAAATATGAAATAGGGAGACCATCTACTTTTTCTTCTCTCATTGATAAAATACAAGAAAGAAAATATGTTATTAAACAAGATATTACATTTCCTTTAATAGAATGCATTGAATATGAAATGACTGAAAATAATATTAAACAATATTCTATAAAAAAAGAAAGAAATAAAGAGAGAAATAAATTGCAAATACAACCAATCGGAGAAGATATTATTAAATATTTAATGGAAGATTTCTCTCTTTTATTTGATTATGAATATACAAAAAAAATGGAGAGACAATTGGATGATATTACAACTGGTAATATTTCATTGAAAGAAGTATGTCAAGAATGTTATAGAGATATACAAAATAAAATTATTTCTAAAAAAGTAATTTCTATAGAAGAAAAGAAAGAAAATACAAATAATTCTAAAATTATCCGACCTATAAATGTTTCTCTCAGTATTCGTAAAAGTAAGAGAGGAGATTATTTGTATTATAAAACGAGTAAAATGAAAAAACCAAAATTTTATAGTTTAGATGATTTTAAAGAGGATTATAATAATTGTTCTTTGGATATATTACTTCAATGGGCTAAAAAAAAAATTGAATAGTTTTTTAATAAGTATTGTATTACATCAATTCAACATAATGACAACTGTTCAAGAAATTAAATGTTATTATAATAAGCCATCTACAGTTGGAGGGCTTTTTGCTCCAAAAGAAAAAATTGTATACATTCTTCCTTCAATTGAAGAATGTATTATTATGCTTCCGAGAGATGTTGGAAATCTTATTCTCTCTTTTACGAATTATTTCATACATTTATATTTAGAAAAAATGAGAGAAAAATATAGTGATGCTTTTGTTAGCAATATAATTTTTAACTCTATATTAAAAGGGACTGTTTATATTAAAAATAAAAATTCATTAACAATACAAGAAAGCTGTTCCAAATTAATAAGATATGTTGAAAGAAATGTTGGAAATTCAACTGTGTTTACTGAAAAAGATATATATCAATGTTTCAAAGAAGGGATTGAAATACGAAAAAAAAAAATTCAAGATGACAAGATAATAAAAATTCAAAGAGAAGTTGAAAAAAAAAGAAATAAACAAGCTTTTGAAGCATTAATACAAAATATGCATGTTGGTATGATATTTTCTGGACTCAGTCAAGATTTCATTTTGTTGAGAAAGACAAGATGTTCTATCATTGTATCTGAGATTATATTATATAATATGAATACTCATTATGAATATGTTTGCAAAGGAATTAATTTTAAAACACAAACATTTATGTGTAATTATTATGTTAGAACATTGAGAGAAATAAAACCAATTATCGGAAGAAGGAACCATTTCCCTCTAAATATAGATTTAAATAAAGATCCGAAGGAGTTAGAAAATTATTTATTCCGTCAAATAAAGTTAAATCCTCAATATGTATTTTAAAAATAATTAAAAAATTAATTTACTTTATTTTTGGATATTTAAACATTAATTTATTAAATTAAAAATATATAATTAAAACTATAATTTTTTTTTTTTTAAATATATTAATGGTTTATTAATATAATGAATAACCAAATAATACCAAACCAAGGCCCTACAGGACCTATTGGTATGCAAGGTTCACAAGGAACTCAAGGAGAAATGGGTTTACAAGGACCAATTGGTCCACAAGGACCACAAGGAACTCAAGGAGAAATAGGTTTACAAGGACCAATTGGTCCACAAGGACCTCAAGGAATCCAAGAGAAGTTGGTCTTCAAGGAATCCAAGGAGAAGTTGGACCTCAAGGAATCCAAGGAGAAGTTGGTCCACAAGGACCACAAGGAATCCAAGGAGAAGTTGGTTTTCAAGGTTTAAAAGGTGAACAAGGAGAAGTTGGTCTTCAAGGTTTAAAAGGTGATCAAGGAGAACAAGGAATCCAAGGAGAAGTTGGACTTCAAGGAATCCAAGGAGAAGTTGGTCTTCAAGGAATCCAAGGAGAAATGGGTTTACAAGGACCAATTGGTCCACAAGGAGAACAAGGAATCCAAGGAGAACAAGGAATTCAAGGAGAACAAGGAATCCAAGGAGAACAAGGAATTCAAGGAGAACAAGGAATCCAAGGAGAACAAGGAATTCAAGGAGAACAAGGAATCCAAGGACCTGCAGGAACTAATGGTTTAAAAAATGATACAGGAGATTCAGGTGAGTCTCAACTTGGAGTTGCTAATACTTGGACTGCAATTCAAACGTTTAATCAACCACCAGTTATGAGCGGTGCGAGTATAACGGCAAATACTATACCACTAAGTGCAATTGAAGGTGGTGGTGGTGGTGCTTCACTCACAACAGCTAACACATGGACACAACTACAAACATTCAGTAAAGGTGTAGGATTACCAACATCAATATCTACAAAGATTCCAGAACATCAAATTGGTTACCAATTATCATATACAGGAACAATAATGTCTACTAATTCTGGGTGGGTTTGGGCTGCTACAGTTATTTTATCGTCAGCACCTGCGAATTCAGTTTGGATTTTAAATGGTTTTCAAACGTCTGTGACACAAAATTCTAACTTTTATACGTATGGGTTTTACACAAGTCAAAGTTCTACTAACCCGGTAACAAATGGTGTGATATCTCTTTATTTGTCGAATGGAAATTTTGGAGGATCTGGATTCAATCAAAATCAAGGTTGGCCATTAACAACTGTTTATGTTGTTCCTTCAACACCTACAAATTTATATTATGGTATTTTTGACAACGGCACGCCTCATAATAAAACATATACCGTATCCGTCACTCGTATCGCTTAATTTTTTTAATATTCCTGTTTTCGTTTAATTTATTTATAAAAAAAATATCTAATTATAATTATATATACTTATATATACTTATAAAATGTATTCTAGAACAAGAGATTTTGTGGGTTGAACATTCCTGAATACCAAAGTGTTCCGCTCAAAACGTAAGATACGAAACGGTTAGTATCCTTCCTCGTCTCAAGTTGCTTTAGTGGATATAGTCTTTTTAATTTTATAATAATAATGATTGAAATGCGTCATTCCAATCATTATTATTATCTGACATGGGTTTAAAGAAAGTAATGTTTAATAAATGAAGTTATTTTACAATTCAAAGTAAATAGTTTAAGCGCAGAACTAATTTAATCCAGCATTTCATTGGTTTTCACGAATTGAAGGTTCAACATAATAAAATTTTAGATACCATATACCACATTCTAATTTCTTACAACATCAACTATTCATTACCATGAAAAAAGCAAAAGGTTAATGAAAGAGCATGAAATTATCAATTAATCAGAAAATGTTATTTAAAAAAATCAATAGAGATGAATTCTGGTATGTTCATTATGGAGTTATTAGAGAAGGTTTATTCCATGCTTATATCTTAAAGACAATTTACAAATTAGATTATTGTAATAAAATTAGTAAATCTTATTTTTATGCCATATTCATTGCTTAAAAATATGTAATTATTTATAATTACATATTTTAAATAAAAAAATATCTTTTATATCTAAAATTATATGGTTAAGTTTATAACATATTTTTTGCTTTAGATGCAATTTTTTTATAAGATTTATTTTTACTACTATATTGCCGTGCTCTAATATAAGCTGAATAAACACCTTTTTTATTTCTTTTACAAGTATTTTTATTACAAATAGGAAAACTAAGATGTTTTCCTAAAAAACATTTTTTACCGCATTTTTTACACATTGTAACTCTTTGAGAATGATTTGGAGATTTATTTTTCCAACCTTTCCAAGGAACATTCCTTTTTTTTTTAAATGTTTTACCTCCTAATAATGAATTCATATATTATAATAATAATATAATTTAATGTTCATTGCATAAATTACAAATACAATACATATTTTTACATATTTTACAATTACATGATCTCTCATTTTGGTTCATTTTATTCCAACAAAATATATTTCGCAAACAATCTATACATTTAGGTGATTTATTCCAAGAGTAACAATATGAAATACAATAATTATATGTATGTTTATCTATTTTATTTTTACAATCTTCACAAGATATAATGAGAGAAGCATTTATTTCTTGGCAAATGAAACATTTACAAAATAAGTCAGTTTTTTGGGTAGTTGTCATTTCCATTTTGTTATAATAAATTATAAATCAAATGCTTTATTTCAATTTTATTTTGGTTTTATATTATTTATTGTTTAAGAATAACATATAATATAATACATTTCTCTCTTTGTAAGAGAGAAGACAAAAATTCCATAATTCTATATTTAGAAAAAATTTTATATTGAAACATTATAAAAAATAAATAAGAAATTTTATAATTATTTCAAAGAAACCATAGAATTATTAATTTCTTGACAAATATTACAATCGCAAAATAAGTCTTCATCTAAATTTTCTCTCTTTTCTGTCAAACAAAGAACACAATATTGTTCTGTTCCATCATAACAAAATTCCATGTTATAGTAATGCATGTCATTACACCCATAACATACCCAATTATCAATATCTTTTTTATAAATTTCAAAATGACAATTAGTACATATATATTCATATTCTTTTCTGATATTTCGGGTTCGTTGATAAGGTACCCATTGATACTCATTATTTAACCCAATAACTTGTTTGCAATGGTCGCAGTTCATTTTCAAAAGTGTATAAATATATTATTTAAAAAGTAATTCAATTTTATATTTAAACTATTGTAAAATTTAATGGGAAATTAATTCTACAAGGTAATATACAAGTGAAAAAAATTAAATTATGGTATTTTAGGAGTTCATTATAAATCTTCACTTGTATATAATAATATATTATTATAAATATGAGTAGTAATGGTAAACCTTCAACTGAAACGGATCGTTGTAAATTTTCTAATGCTTCAATAATAATAGCAGGATTATTGATTATGGGTATGTTCACATTATGTATAGAATTTACAAGAAATGTTATAAGTAATGGTATAGTTATAAGCACTCTTATTATATTAATATCATTAATATATTTCTGTGTTTTATTAATACAAGATTTATATAAACATAAAGGAGATGTTAAAACTTATATGTTTGTATATATATTATTATTTATAAATTTTATAATAAATTCAATTTCAATTGGTTATTTTATATATATGTTTTCTCCAACAAAAATGATTCAAAAAATAAATAAACCAGATGTATTAACAACTTTAAATCCATCTGTAAATGGGTTTTTACTTGTATTATTTATTTATATTTTTATAAATTATTATATATATTCAAGAATAAGATGTGGTTCTACAAATGATATTCCTGTAATAATAATTTGGTTAGTATTTTTTGCATTTTGTGAATGTATTGTAGAAGTATTGTTATTAATAATGATAAATACTAATTTAAATAATATTACTGATGGTTAATTGGTAAAATTTTATAAGTAAGTCCATATGAATCATTAGAACTCCAAATTCCAGAAATTTTAAGAATAAAAAAAGAATATATATTATTATGGTCAGTTTTAAAAAATTTTATTTCACCTTTATTAAATTGCTCTGTTAATTTTAGTTGGGAATGTTTATTAATATGAAATGGATGAAAAGAAAATTGAGAGATAATATTATATTCCATATTTTTAATGAAATATATGATTTCATTATTTTCATGGATATTAAAAAAATATTTATATTTATTATTAAATAATTTTTCATATTTTAAATTTTTTATTTCAAAAATTAAAGTGATACCATTTAAACTATATAATTTAGAAGAATAAATAAATCTAATAAAATTAGTATCAATATTATTTTTATTTTGTTCATTAAAAAAAAGATTATTTATATCATATTCATTTATTTTAATTGCAAGATTCATAATTAGATATAGTTATAATATAATATAATATTTTAAGTCAATAATTTATATTAAAGAAAATTTAATACAGACATAATAATGAAATTTCATGAAACATTATTTGATGAATATCTAACTTCAACAAAAAATAAAAATTTACATCCAAAAAATGAAATTATTTTTAAAAGATTTCCAAAAAATATAATAGATTTAAAAAATTTAATATTTTATGGTCCAAGTGGAATAGGTAAGTATACTCAAATGTTAAGATGTATCAAAATGTATAGTCCGAGTGAATTAAAATATGAAAAAAAAATAAGTATTAATATTAGCAAACAAGTAAATATTAATAAATCATCATATTTTATAAAAATTAGCGATATACATTATGAAATAGATTTATCATTATTAGGTTGTAATTCTAAAATATTATGGTATGAAATATATACACAAATTATAGATATTATTTCTACAAAAACAGAAAAATCAGGAATAATTGTATGTAAAAATTTTAATAAAATTAATTCTGATTTATTAGATAATTTTTATAGTTATATACAAAAAACAAATAATAATTTTATTCATATAGTATTTATTTTATTAACTGAAGATATTAGTTTTATTCCTGATAATATATTAAATTCATGTGAAATTATATACATGTCAAGGCCTAGTAAAATATTATATAATAAAATATCCAAAAAAATATTAACAAATATTAAAATAGAAAATATTAAAAATATTAAAGGGCTTCATGATAGCATATCTGATAAATTAAATGAGCCACATAAAATTATTTGTGATAAAATAATTAAAATTATGATAAATCCGGATACATTAGAACAACTTATTTTTCGTGATCATATTTATGATTTATTTATATTTAATTTAAATGTCAACGAATGCATTTGGTATATTATTAATGAATTAATTACTAATAAAAAAATTAAAAAAAATGATATTTCTCTCTTAATGAAAAAATTGTATAGTTTCTTTCAATATTTTAATAATAATTATAGACCTATTTATCATATGGAATATTTATTTTATTATATAATAACATTAATTCATGGAGATTAAAATAATTGATTACAGACTAAATATATTTTTATTTATATAATATATAATGACTAGAAAAAGAAGGTCTATCAGAGGGAGTCCAAGTAAAACAAGAAAAGGTCGTAAAAATTATATAACACATAAAGGGGATAAATATTATCACAGAAAAAGACATTTACAGAAAGGAAAACCATATATGTCATAAGTAAAAAATAATAAAATAATTTATTATTTTTTGAATTATATTTAGCAAAATTTTTAAAATAATTGATTTACAATTTCTCCATATCTACAAGATATCTTAAAAAATAATTCTGGATATTTTTTATAAATATGTGTATTTATTACTTGATCTGTCCATATATTATTTTTGTTTATTAATTCTAGAAATTCTTTATATATTTCTAAATATTTGGAGAGAAAATTTTTATGTAATATAAAAGATGTTCCTGATACATGATGATAATATATTTCTGGTTTGACATATTTTTCAATATAATAATTAGAAGAACAATAAATAAATTTATTTTTTGGTAAAAATTTAATTTTATTTTCATTTGGATAAGTGATTTGAGGAGGTATTTTATTACGAAAAATACAAATTCCTGCATCTATCCATTGAAACCATTCACTTTGAAATGGATTTAATTCTTTTGCTTTTTCCATCATAAATATTTTTTCATTCCATATTAAATTTAATTCAACACTTGGACAATGAAATGGATGGGTAATCATTTTTTCTTTGAAAGAATAAGTGTAAAAATCTTCAATATTATATTCAATAAAATAGGTAGGTAAGCCTTTGCGACATTTTTTTATAAATTCTATATTTTTTTTTTTTGTAAAAAATACATAAGGACATTGAATAGATAATGTATTTTCAAACCATTTTAAATATTTATTATCATGTTTATTTTTTACATTATAATAACAAGAAACACATGTAAATGACATATAATAATAATAATTATTATTATTATATATAAATTACTTAATATTATATTTATGTTTTTGGAAGATGCATTTGATATATTTGAAATATATTCATTAAATATATCTAAAGAAGAATTAAAAAAAAAATATTATAAATTGGCTTTACTTTATCATCCAGATAAACATAAAAATAGTATAGAATCTAATGAAAAATTTAAACAAATTACAGAAGCATATGAGTTATTAAAGAGAGAAATAGAAGATGAAAATGAGATTGAAGAGAATATATCTATGAATTATTCTTCTTTTTTAAATTTATTTTTAAATAATAATACATTTCTGTCTTCAATTATAAATTATTTATTAAATGATTATGAAAATATAACTATTCAACTATTTGAAGGAATTAATAAAACAGTTGCATTAGAAGTTTATAATTTTATTTTAAAAAATAAAGAAATTCTTCATATATCTAATGACTTGGTTGATAAATTGAAAAATATTATTATAGATAAATATAAAGATGTTAATATTTATATTCTAAAACCTTCCTTAGATGAACTATTAAATGATAGAATATATAAATTAATAATTGATAATAATACATATTATGTTCCATTATGGCATAATGAACTTGAATTTGATGATGACATTGTAGTAAAGTGTATTCCTGAATTACCAGAAAATATAATAATAGATGAAAACAATAATATTCATATTCATTTAAAACTTGTATTTTCAAATGAATTGTTAAATAATAATAATATTGATGTAATAAATAATTTGCAGATACCAATTTCTAAATTATATATAAAAAAAAAACAATCTTATATATTGTTAAAAAAAGGTATTTCTATTATTAAAGAAAAAGATATTTATAATGTTGAAGAAAGAAGTGATATTATTGTTTGGATAGAATTTATATAATATAATTATTATATATAATAATGGAAAATATACCTTTTATTGATAAAATAATATATATAAATTTGGATAAAAGAACAGATAGGAGAGAACATATGGAAAAACAATTAGAAAAATTTGGATTAACTGCTGAAAGATTTTCTGCTATTGAACATAAAGAAGGATGTGTTGGTTGTATTTTAAGCCATTTAAATGTTTTAAAACTTGCAAAAGAGAGAAAATACAATAATATTCTTATTTTAGAAGATGATTTTCTATTTTTGGTTTCTCCCGAAAATTTTTTTGATAATTTAAAAGAATTAGGAAAATACAAGAATTTTGATGTTTGTATGATATCTTACAATTGTAATAATTATGAAAATATAGATAATAGTATATTTATGAAAATTAATTTTGCACAAACTACCAGTGGATATATTGTTAATTCTCATTATTATGATAAACTTATTTCTTTATATGAATGGGGATCTCCTTTATTAGAACAAACAAATATTCATTGGGAATATGCTGCAGATATTATCTGGAATAATTTACAAAAAAATGATAATTGGATTGGATTTAAAGAAAGACAAGGAAAACAAATGGCATCTTATAGTGATTGCTCTAAAGGATTTTGTGATTATAATTGTTAATTATAATTTATTTTTTATATACCATATTCCTTGAAGAAAACAATCAGCTAAATCATCTTTTTTGGAATGAGTATGAAAGAAATCAATCCATTTATTTTTGATCATTTCTTTAACGAGAGAAACACTTTGTTGTTTTCTCTCTTTATAATCAGTATTTGATTTAAATTCTCCTAACTTTAATTTATTTGTAGAATTAATAAAATCTATTTCAATATCATGTTCTGAAACCATAATAAAATATTGAGAAATCATTCCTTGAATTGTTTTCATTCTATTTGCGATCGGACTAATTTGGTTTTCAATAATAATTTTATCTATCTGAATATGAGAGAAAATATCATTAAATTTAATTTTCATATTCATTCCAATAGTTACTAAATCCATTTTACTAGCATTTACTTCTTCTATTGGATCCAAACATTTCTCTCTTATTACATTCAAAAGAAGAGAAATCATATCTGCCTTTTTTAAATTCAAATTATCATGTTTTATTTCTAATTTATCCATAATTTTTTTTAAAGAAGAAATATTTTGTTTATTTATATGACTGGATTTAAACTCATTTGTTGGTATTAAAAAAAGTGATTGTTTTGCATGTTTTACGCAATAATATGTATTTTCTCTCTTCCACTTGGCTTGAAAATTACAATTTTCTTTTGAAGGGAAAGGGATTTTTTTGGTTGGTTTTTTTTCATTAAAACAATTACATTTTCTTTGTATTTCTGTTTTTTGAGATAAGTCAATTACTCCCCAGTTTTCAATTTCATATTTTTTATCTTCATTTAAAGAGAAAAGACAAAAAGCTAAATTTTTAATACCAACATCAATACTAATTATCCTCATTATTATTATTATTATTATTATTATATGAATAAATTATTAAATTATTTTTTAACAATAATGCTAGGAGAGAATTGTTTTGCTTGTAATTGTTCTCTAGATAAATATACATTTTTTAAATTACTAGTTGGATATCCATATCCAGGACTTCTTGTATCCATAGAAGAACTATACATAAAAGGAACTTTTTCTGCTGGATTTTGATTAGAATGGTAATGTGTATTTAATCCTAAATAATAACATGATTCTTGATTATCTATTTTCATAATTTCAATTCCATTTTGTGTCATAAATTGTCTATATTCCCAATTGTTATTAATATTTTCTTTTTTTTGTATTCTCTCATTTATAATAGCTTCTGGTTGCCATGAAGAATAATTACGACCATCTGTCATAATAGGAGGAAAATTAAAGTGAATATTATTTGATCCTGAATAGCAAGTTCCCCAACTCATATAATAATATTAAAGAATATTATTATATTATTCAATTATGTAAATTAGATTCTAAAATTTGCAATAATTCATTCTTTTTTAATTTTGAAATATTATCAGATAATCCTTTTTCTAAAACAATTGTTCTTAATTTAGTTAATGACATCTTTTTATAATCAGTTACATCTTTTTTAATAATATTAATATCTGTTATTAATTCTTCTTGCTGGGTTTCCTCAATAGAACCTTGAATTATATCTTCACTTTTTAAATTTATTTTTTCTTCTTCTATAGGTAACATTTCTGTTGAAATTATTTCTTTTGGTAACATCTCAAATATATCACGGTTATCCTGTATTGAATTATTATCTAAATGAATATATTTAACAGTTTCATTTATAATATCTTCTTCTTCAAATAATTCTTCTTTTATATCTACAACTTCATCATCGTCTTTAACATCCATATTTATTTCATCATTATCATGCTCGTCTTTAACATCCACATTTATTTCATCATCATCTTCTTGTTCATCATCTTCTTGTTCATCATCATCTTCTTGTTCATCATCTTCTTGTTCATCATCATCTTCTTCATCATCTGTTTCTCCCTCATCATCAGAATCATCGTCATCTTCATCATCTGAAACAGCAATTAAATCCGTATTAATTATTTTTGTATCAGTTGAAATATTTGAAATATTATTAATAGAATTTGATATACACATTTTAATAGAATTTAATTCTTCTGCTAAAGAAGTAACTACTCCCACTATAGAAGAAAACTTTTGATTCTGATTATTCATTCTTCTAACAAGAAAAATTGTAATTCCAATTATAATTAATAAAGTTAATCCTAAAAATGTAATATAAGGAATTGTAAAAGAAAAACTCATTATTATAATTATCAAATTTTATATATTTATAAACTTGAACGAATACATTTATAATTGATTAATTATTTCATTAGGATAATTCATATCTCTTAATACTTTCATTCCACCTTTTACTTTGGATATTCCATCTTTTAATTTATATGTATATTGAAATTGTTCTTTTTCATTATCATTTTCTATAGTATCCATATGACAATTCAAAAATAATTCTAATAAATCTAATTTTTTACATAAATCATAAAAATGTGTAGTTAAAATACAATTAATTTTTTCATATTTACCCAAATATTTCATAAATGAATAAGCACTATTGACAGCTTCTTCTGGATTTGTTCCAGAATATAATTCATCAAATACACAAAAATGTGTATCATTTTCTTTATCATGAATTACATCTAAAATATCCTTACATCTTCTTGCTTCTGCTTGAAATAAACTATCTCTTCCAGAAGTATCTGGAATATTTAAATAACAATGAATATATTTAAAAGGAACTAAATTTCCAGAAGAATAAAACCCACATCCTAACTGTTGTGAAAAAATAACATTAATCAATGCAGTTTTTAAAATTGTAGTTTTTCCTGATGCATTTGGTCCTGTTATTACTAAATTTTTGTGTAAATCAATATCATTACATATATGTTTTTCTTTCATTAAAGCAGGATAATAAGCCTGCTTAAATAAATTTTGTTTCTTTTCAAATTTACAAAATGAAATATTCTTCTTTTTAATATTATAAATAAGACCTTCCAATGTATCTATATATCCATTAAATCCAAATGACCATAACATAGCTTTATTTATTTCTTCAGATTTATATAATATATAAAAGTATTTCATAATTATTCCTAATTGATAAAATTTTATTATAGAAAATTCATATGGTGTAATTATACTAATATTATTTTTTAATTCTGATAATATTTTCAATTGATTTTTTGCCTTTATATTAAATTTTTTATATGTTTTGAAACTTTTTGTATAAGATAATAAATTTTTTACATTATTTTCAGTATGTTCTATATAAGTTTGTATTTTATTAAAATAATTATGTATTCTTATCATATTTTTATTGTATTTTATACAACTTAATACATTTTGGTAAATAGAAAATATATAAAAGAGAGAACTAAGTAATAAATATACCTTTTTATCTGAAGTTACTGAATTATATTGAGTAAATAATTGTCCAATTGCATTATTTTTTGCATATATTTTTAATATCTCAACATATTGAGAGAAAGTTAAATCTAATCCTTTTATCTGAATAATAAAAAAAGGAATTATTAATACAAATACAGGCATCAATAAAGAAAGAATTGGTGAAGATAAATTATACATACTCAAAACTTGTAAAAATTCCGAATTTGTATTTAATGATTCACAAAAAGATAGCTTCCATTCTAAATAATGATATTTATCTTTAAAATTGGTATCGTTTTTAATATCATCCCATAAAGTTATTACTTCTTTATACAATTCTTTATAATCATCTAAATTTTCTTCTGAATTATATTTTTTTAATAATTTTTGAGTATCTTTTAAATAATTCGTATTTGTTGTATATATTTCTGGATATTGTTTCAACACTTTCTCTCCAAAAATAGTTTTTGTATTAAAAATATGATTATATATAGGAGTTCCTGAAATATCATATGTCTCATTTAATTCTAAATCTTTAATGATCGTAAGATTTAAGTTTTCTTTATTCTTATCATAATAAATAGGTAATTTAAAATTATCATTTATTTTTTCTATATTTGAAAGCATAATAATATAACTTATATTATTATTCTTTATTTTACGAGATATTATATAATTAAAGATTCTATATTTCCTGGCAATTCAGTTATTTCAGTAGCATAATGTTGCTCTATCTCTCTTATCTTTGTTACATCTCTTCTTGTTATAAAATTAATTCCCACTCCTTTTCTTCCCCATCTACCCGAACGACCTATACGATGAAGATATGTATGTATATCTTTTGGTAAATCAAAATTAATAACTACACTAACTTGTTGAATATCTATTCCTCTTGCTGTTACATTAGATGAAATTAATACGCGAAATTTTCCTAATTTAAATTCTGTAAATGCCTTATCCCTTTCTTCTTTTTCCATACTACCATGAATACAACAAACTGGAAATCCATCTGTCAACATTGCTTGATACAAATCATTTACTCTTTTCAAACTATTTGCATATATAATACATTGACTTAGTGAAATAATAGAATACAAATCTTTTAATGTATCATATTTTTGTAAATCATTTTCTATAGCAACATAATATTGAGAGATTCCTTCGAGAGTTAATTGTTCTGATTTTACTTCAATACGTATAGGATCTTTCATAATTTTATTTATAATTTCTTGAATATAATTTGGAATGGTAGCACTAAATAAACAAATTTGAATTCTCTTATTTAAATATTGAAAAATATTATATATTTGTTCTTTAAATCCAGAAGATAACATTTCATCTGCTTCATCCAATATAATTGTTTTTATATTTTTTGTAATATTTTTATTTCTTTTTATGACATCATATATTCTTCCTGGACATGCTGCAATTATATGTGGCGGATTTTCAATCATTATTTCCATATCATCTTTAATAAAAGTTCCACCAATTAATACTTGCACATTCAACTTTGGCATCATACAACCAATTCCATGAATAACATTTGCAGTTTGTTTTGTTAACTCTCTCGTTGGAGAGAGAATTAATACTTGGGGGGATTTTAAGTCTATATCTATAACAGATAGTGCACCAATTGTAAATGTTGCTGTTTTACCTGTTCCAGATTGAGCTTGTGCTATAACATCTCTTCCTGAAATAATTGGTTTAATTGCTTTTTTTTGTATAGGACTTACCGACTCAAACCCATACGCATATATACCTCTTAATAATTGAATAGGAATATCTAATTCATCCCATTTATCAAAAGAATAATCAATACTTTGTTCTTCTACTTCCAACATAATTATATTTATACCATTTTATTTTTAAGCATATAACATTTAATATATTATTATATTATATGAATAATGATTTAGATGAAATAAAAAATATGATAAAAACAGAATCAAAAGAATCATTATATACTTTTTTACAAGTTATATTTACAGATGAAGATAAAATGTATAAATTATTTAATAACTTACATGATAATACTCAAACTAACATTTTAATTATAAAATTCATACATGTTTTTATAATGCATAAAGATAAAAAATATGTAGATATTAATACTAGAAATGATTATGGTTATACATTATTAACTGTTTTATTATATTATTTAAATTGGTGTAGAGAAATGTTTAAAATAAATTATGAAAATGGTATGTATGATGCTTTAGATGAAGATGAATTTGAATATTATTTCAATGAAAACATTGAAAAAGTATTATATACAGATACATTTTTAGAAGAAGACATTATTAAAATATGTAGTCAATTTAAGAGATATATTTATATTCTTCTTCATGATAAAAAAATTAAATTATTTATAAAAGATGAAAATGATACAGATGCAATTGATTTAATACAAAATATAAATGATCTTGAAATAATAGAATGGTTAAATAAACGTATATCTAAGAAACTAATACAAGATATTCCAAATATAAAAATTAGTCCAATGAAATCATTATATAATATATCAAAAAGACATGGAGAAAAATTTTTTTTAACAAAAAAAGATGTTTTAATTAAACAAAATAAAATAACAAGAAATAAATATCGTCAGTTTTTAAATATATTAAAACAAAAATCAGATATAAGAAGACATTCAAGTCCTAATTCATCATTATTTTATAAAAAAACTAAAATAAAGAAAAGAAGAAATACTCGTAGTAGAAAGAGTATGTAAATTTATAAATATATTATTATAATAACAAAAGATATAAAAAATTCTTATAATACAAATATTATGACGCAAATAATACCCAAAAAATATTCATTAACAGAAATTAATGATATAGCGTTTAATGGGTTTATTTGCATCATTCCACAAGACACTATGAATTTAATAACAGATTTGAATAATAAAGTTTGTTCTTCAAGTTATGTAAAAACTCCTGTTTTTAATAAAAGAACAAATTTACCTAGTTTAACAAAAACTATTATTAAACCAATTATAAATAAAAAGAAAAAAATAAATATAACAGAAGTATTTAACGATGATGATTGGGATTTATTAAATTCATTTGAAGTTACAAAAATAGACCAAAAAGAAGGGTTTGAAAATATAATTGTTTCTATACGTTCTCAATTAAATATGTTAACACAAACAAATTTTATAGAAAAATTTAGTTCTATTATAGAAATTCTAGATAAATTAAATGAAGAAGAAATTATTAAAATTAGTCATGTTATTTTTGATATAGTTTATAGTAATAAATTCTATTCAGAAATTTATGCTAAATTATTCTCTCAACTTATTTCAAAATATTCTCTCTTTAT